AAGCAGCTAAAGAATGTGGAATGAAGCAACTGCCAGTTATACTTGCAGACGATTGGACGGAAGAACAAAAGAATGAGTTTCTTATTAAAGATAATGTAGGTTTTGGCGATTGGAATTGGGAAGAAATTACAGCAGATTGGGATGTAGAACAATTAGGAGAATGGGGGTTAGATATTCCTGCTGACTTTTCTGAAGAAGAAGTATTAGAAGCGCAAGAAGATGAATTTAACGGTGTGCCACCAAAAGAGCCCTATACAGTTTTAGGTGATTTATATGAGATTGGAGATCATAGATTGTTGTGTGGTGATAGTACTCAAACTGATACTTTTGAAAAGTTGATGCAAGGAGAATTTGCAGACATGGTTGTTACTGACCCACCGTATAATGTAGCCTACCAAGGAAGTAATGGTCTGAAAATTGAAAACGATAATATGGAAGATTCAAAATTTTATCAATTTCTTTATGATTTTTTTACCTCTTGTAATACATTTTTAAAAAAAGGGTCTGCTTGGTATGTTTGGCACGCCGACATAGAAGGTATTAATTTTAGAACTGCATTCAAAAATGCGGGGATAAAGCTTTCTTCATGTTTAATTTGGAATAAAAACGTTTTAGTAATGGGAAGGGGTGACTATCATTGGAAGCATGAACCTTGTTTATATGGTTGGAAAGAAGGCGCAGCGCACAAATGGTATTCCGACAGAAAGCAAACAACAGTTATTAATTTTGATAAACCACAAAGAAACGGAGAACACCCTACAATGAAGCCAATTGGATTGTTTGCTTATCAAATAGGGAATAGTTCAAAAAGCGGCGACATTGTAATAGATGCTTTTGGAGGCAGCGGAACTACTATGGTTTCTTGCGACCAATTAAAAAGAAAAGCAAGATTAGTAGAATTCGACCCAAAATATTGCGATGTGATAGTGGCAAGAATGATAAAATTGAACAAAGAAAGCGGAACGGGCAGCAGCTTAGTGATAAAGCGGAACGGGCAGCAGCTTAGTGATAAAGAAGCGGAAGCATTTATTGAAAATACAAACGGTTAAATATATGCCATTTCAGAAAGGACATAATTACGGCAATACATTTAAGAAAGGACAAAGCGGCAACCCTAAGGGACAGCCAAAAAAAGTATTGTCACGGGTTAATGAGCAGTTAAGAGAAGAAGGATATACGGCAGCATCAGCTAATAATATAGTTGAGGCTTATTCTATATTGATTAATATAGATGAGGAACGTATTAAGTCAATTATAAGCGACAATAGTTATCCTATGCTGATGCGTATTGTGGCGAAAGAAATGCTATCTAAGAACGGTGCAGAAATGATTGAGAAAATATTAGATAGGGCACATGGTAAGGCAATACAAAAACAAGCCCAGGTCAACAAAGACGGAGAGGATGTTAAACCAACAGTATTAGTTTACAATGGTCAAGAAATAAAATTGTAACATTTGCAAATAATATTTTCAGATAAACAAAAAGAAGCGTTTGAAGCTGTACTATCAACAAAGTACAGCTTTATTCTTTTTGGGGGAAGTATGGGCGGAGGTAAGACTTATTGGGGATTAACTACACTTTTATTTTTGTGCGAGGTATTTCCAAAAAGTAGATTTTGCGTTATTCGTGAAAACCTAGAAAAGATTAGAATTACAACTATACCATCTTTTCAAAACCTAAAACCATCAGGAACGTTAAAAACAAGCCCATTCGAATATACTCACCCGAATGGGAGTGTAATTATGTTCAAAGGCGAAAACTACGACAATGACAAAGAATTAAACTGGTTAAAGGGGTTAGAAGTTAACGGCTTCTTGTTTGAAGAAATTAACGAATGTCAAGAGATCACATTAGATATTTGTTTTGGTAGGGCAGGGCGTTGGAAAACACCAACTAAAGTACAAATTGAGCCATTTATTATTGCAACTTGCAACCCTTCAAATAATTGGGTAAAGTCTCGTGTTTACGATAAATGGAAGTCGAATACATTACCCGAAAATTGGCTTTATATACCTTCAAAAATAACGGATAACCCCTACCTTACGGAAAGCTACAAAGAAAACCTTAAAAATATGCCACGTTTTCAATATGAGGTATTTGTTGAGGGGAATTGGGATGTGCAAATGAAAACGGGCGGCGAATTTTACAAATGTTTTGAGATTAATCAGCACGTTGCAGATACTTACTACGACCCCGAATTGCCTTTACATATTTCATGGGATGACAACGTTAACCCTTACTTGCCAGTAGGTATATTTCAGATTAAGGGAAAAGAGGTTTATATGATTGATGAGATTGCAGGAGTTACGCCACTAAATACTGTTAAGGCTGTTTGTAATGAATTTATAAGAAAATATCCATCCCATCAATCAGGGTTATTTATTTACGGCGATGCAACTGCAAGTAAAGAAGATACAAAGCTAGAAAAGGGTTACAATTTTTATAGACTTATTACTGATGCTTTAGTAAGTTACCGCCCTACATTGCGAGTATTACGTTCAAACCCAAGCGTTAAAATGCGAGGCGATTGGATTAATACAATCTTCGAAAAAGAAATAGGGGGATTGAAAATAGTAATTGGCTCAAACTGCAAAAAAACTATTAACGATTTTATTGCAGTAAAAGAAGCTCCTGACGGCACTAAGAACAAAGAAACCGCAACAGACCCGAACACAAAGAAATCTTATCAAGTTGTAGGACATTTTAGTGACCTAGTAGATTATCTTCTTTGCTCCGCTTTTGCCCAAGACTTCACGGCGTATCAACGTGGGGGCATAACGCGCACCCCAACCACAGGCAAAAATGTCTCTAAAAATAATTATTAAAAATAAACGAACTATTTTAGTACTTTTACGGCAAATTTTATTTAATGGATAGCTTTTTATTTATAGGCGACTATTACAAGCAAATACAGGCAGATGCTTTAACGCAAATAATAGGCGGCAGCAATCAAATATTAGAAGCCATACAACGTGCGGCAGTAGAAGAATGTATCAGCTATCTAAAACAGAAATACGATACAACACTTGAGTTTGAGCCGGTAACTCAACATAACCGCACTTTATCCTATTTGGCAGAAAACACGGTTTATCTTAATGCCATAACTTACGACCCAACAGCTACCTACGCATTGAACGCCTATACGCTATACAATGGAAGCGTCTATGAATGTAGTTTAGCCATTACGATACCTGAAACATTTAATCCCGAACATTGGACTTTATTAGGGTTGCAATACGATTTGTTTTATGCGATACTGCCTTACCCAACATTCAACTATCAATCCTTTTATAATGTCGGCGAGCAAGTATTTTGGCGCAATAAAACATACACGGCTTTATTGCAGACGCAAGTGTTGGGGCATGATGATAAATTACAAATCAACCAAGCTGCAACCGACACAATTTTGAACGTATTCCCTGATGACCCCGTTAATGGGGTAAAGTATTGGGGTGATGGTGTCGATTATAGCGTGCCAGCAAATACGGATTTATCAAATACGACCTATTGGGCAAGTGGCGACAATAGAGACCAGAAATTGTTAATGATTTGCGTGGATATTGCACTTTACCACGTTTACGCAAGGATTGCACCAAGGAACATCCCAGATTTGAGGATACACCGATACATGGGGGATAGTCAGGACAGGGAGAAGGATACGGGCGGAAAAAGGATATTATACCCTACATATTCAGCTTTGGGGTGGTTACAAGCTGCCAGCATCGGTGACGATATTACGCCCGAACTTCCACTATTGCAACCAGCGCAAGGTGGCAGAATAAGGTTTGGCGGAAATTTTAAAAACGTTAATTCATACTAAATTATGGGCGCACCAAATAATAATCCATTCGTAGGTTTTCTTAAATCTATCAACCCATTTGGGCAGGATAGCAATAATCCGTCAGCCGTAAAGAAAGATTTAAGAAATTATATTGCGCCTGTACAATTCCAGCGTCTAAGGGCGGACGTTTTATCGTGGCGTGACATTATGGTAGAATCGGAATCAGCTTGGTATCCGCATCGTGTCAAAGCCCAACGACTTTTTATTGACACCATCAACAATGCTCAAATATTTGCCTGCATAGAACGCCGAAAGGATTTGACATTACTCCGCAAATGGGAGTTTATGGATAAGCACGGCAAAATAGACCAATACACGACTGATTTGTTAACCGATACTATCAACGGGCGCAACCAAAATAAAGAATGGTTCAACAAGTTTATATCATATTCACTCGATGCCCTTTATTATGGCTACACATTAATTACATTGGGCGATATAGTAAACGATAGTTTTCCTAACATCGACATAATAAAACGTTGGAACGTTTCGCCGGATAGGTTGAACGTTACCAGTTACGTTTATTCATTGAGTGGAGCAAACTTTATGGAAGAACCCTATAAAAATTGGCACGTTTACATTGATACACCAAACGACATAGGTAGCAGCAGGAGCGGTTTTGGCTTATTGTATAAAGTTGGTATCTATGAGATTTTTCTACGCAATATTTTGGGATTCAACGGTGACTTTGTAGAATTGTACTCACAGCCTTACAGGGTAGGTAAGACTACTAAGACAACGGAAGGAGAAAGAGCCGAGCTAGCAACAGCCTTGCAGCAAATGGGTAGTG